AAGAACGTATCGGGGTTACACGAGATGGTATAGTTGAAAAACCGCTATATACAATCGAGGGGTTAACATTTAGCACCTCACAAACCCGTCGCCGTGTACCCACTAAAACACGCGTTAATGGCGTTAAATACTGGTATACAAGGGTAGCCACTAACATCTCAGAATCAAGCGAGGATGTTTTGGTGCAAATGGTTTCATATGTTGAAAAGCAAATAAAATCGGACAAACCAGCGAAACCAACGCCATCGGCAAAGGATAGCAAATAGATGTATACCTTAGAAATGTTTGGTGGTGAGTTGCTCATCACCTTTCACAAACGGACAATGGCAAAACTAATCGAAGAAGAAGCCATCTCACATGCGCTTGATGTCGAAACCCGTAATGGGGTATCTCAGGTATTAGCTGATAACTTTGCAACGTTTTGGTCAAGAACTAAAGACGTGACATTGAATGATGGTCAAGCTGAAAAAAAGTTAAGCCAAGATGCGAGGGACTTCTTTAATTTTTGGCGTGCTAACTTTCGTAAGACCGATTACAAGGATATATTCTCTACATTCATTGAGTCTTGTCAGCTAGATGTAAACAACGAATGGCTAGCAGTCTATCAGGATAGTGCAAAGCTAGAATCAGGGCGCATTAGTGACCCTGAATTGCAGAACGCTGATACATTGCCAGATGATGTATTGAATAGTGAAGATGTTAAAAAAAACGGCGAAAATTCAGAGCCGATAAAAGAAGCATTATAGCCAAAGTTGCTAAAGATATTCACTTGCAGGAGCAGGGTAACTATCGGCGTGTTGATGAAGAGCCAAACGATTGGGGTTTTGAATATGACTTTAACCTCTTACTTGAAACCGCATTAAATTGGTATAGCTCAGGTAGCCCTACCCCACCGACTAAAGAGGATATGCTGTTACGAGACCCTCTGTGGGATAGCAACGTTAGACGGGTTAGGCACTTGCTACAATTTCAATTAGACGGTATAGAAAGCGATTCATAATAGCTATGGAAAACAAGCGCGTTGAAACAACCTATGTGGCTAAATTGGATAAGGCTTCTTACAGTCGTGTATCTAAAGAGTTAAAGGCGCAATCTGCCGATCAAGTTAAATCGGCAAAGGTTCAGCTTGACGTTCAAAAAGATATTAACACTCAATTGCGTAAAAATGCTAAAGAAGCCGATAAGGCAAATAAAGAACGTGCCAAGTCTATAAAGCAAGAAAAAACACGCTTAGAATTACTTGAGAAACAGAATACAGCCACTCGTAACCGCGTCGGTAGTATTGGTGATGTAGATAGTTCATTGTCTGCAATTCGAGGTGGTACAAGCGCGATTACGGGAACAAACATTGCAGGACTTGAGCAAGTCGCAGGTGTATTTGAGCTAACCGAGGCAGTTGTACAATTAAAAGGGGCTGCCCCTGCTGCGAAAGAAGCTATCGGTGGTTTAATTGGGTCGATTGCAAGCCCAACAGGATTAGCATTAACCGCAGCTGCTGCCGTTGCGACGGTTGGAGTAGCATTATTAAGCAAAACTATTGGCAAAGATTTTGCAGATAGTGTTAGGGATTTAAAAGCCGATGTTGAAGCCACCAACACCGTTATTGATGATATTAGTACGGGTAAAACATACGACCAATTATTTCAAGATAGAGCAGCATTATTAACTGAATTAGATGCAACAGGGCAAAAATTAGGGGATGTTAATTCTAAAATCGGAGAGTTTACAGCCGATTTAGGGACAAACCTTCAATCTGTTCTGAGTGGTCAAAAACAAGTTTTATTAGATGAACGTGCAGAATTAGACCAAACTTTCGCTAACCAAATTGCATTATTAGCAGAATATGACGCGGCATTAGCGGATAATCGGACAGCGACAAATGATGCAAGAACTAGCGCGTTAGACCGTGCGGATTCATTACGTGAGCAATTCGACATAGAACAACGCGTAACCAACTTTACAAACACTGCAACCATTGAATCCCTTGAAGCCCGACAAGAGGCTTTAGAAGTTGAAAAACAATTAATATTATCTCAATTGGCAGAGCTTAAAGCCTTACCTGTTGCAAATACGGCATTAGGACGGCAGACACAAGAATCAATTGACAAATTAGAATCTCAATTCAATGCGTTGAATACTGAGACTCAATTATTATCAGGTAGTCTAGGTGATACAGTCCAAGCTCGCGCTGATGAAGCTAAAGCGGCAGAAAATCAAGCCAATGCGGTTAAGGCTGTCGAGGAACGCACCAAAGAACTAGACGCAATACAGAAACAGCGTGAAACCACATTAGGACGCTTAAACGGGCTAGAAGCGCAAAGTATTAAAGTATTAGAGGACTTTGCACGGGCGCAATCAGAACTTACTCAGGATAGACAATTACGCGACATCCGAGAATTAGAAGATTATAACAATGAGGTTGCACAAGCCAACCGAGAACACCAAGCTGATTTAGCCGATATAAACAAAGACGGTAATGAAGCCATCGCCGATATTAACGCGGATATAAAAGACTTACAGACGGACTTCTATAGTTCTGAAATTGAAGCAACTCAGGATTACAGGAAAGACCTTAAAAAACTAAATCGGCAGTATCAAATCGAAGATAAACAAGCATTAGATGACCACTTGGCATCTTTGCGGGATGCAGAACAAAACAATGATGTTATTGCATTCTTGCAGGCGCAACAATCCTTCAAGCAGGAACAAAAAGAGAAGGAAACCGCACGGTCTGAGGAATTTAAAGAACTCAATAACCAATACAACGAAGAACGGCAATTACGCCGTCGTGAATTTAATGAACGCAAGCAACAATTACAGCAAGAAATAAACTTAACGCGACAACAAACACAGCAAAAATTACAGGAAGCGCGACAAGCCTTCCAGCAAGAACAGCAAGAGGCAAACCAAGCACGACAATTAGAATTACAACGCCAGCGACAAGATGACCAGATTGCAGACCAACGCGCTAGACAGGCTCTAAATCGGCAACTTGCAGACATTAACAGGAAAGCACAAGCCGAAATTAACGCCATTCGACAAGTTACATCTGCTATCGGTCAATTACAGGCGGTTGCTAATCGGATTGCAGGGTCTGCAGTCGGTAGTTCTTCAAGCTATCGCGGTGCAAGTAGTAGCGGGTCAACGCCATTAGGTCAAAAATCATATGAGCAAAATAGCATTCGAAGTTCTGCAAGCGTTATATTAGGGTCATCAGGTCAACGAGTGGCAAATGACCAATTAGGGTTTGCCTTTGCCGATGGTGGTATTGTGAACCGACCGACAATCGGCATGGTTGGGGAAGGTGGCAGACCAGAGGCTATTATCCCATTTGAAAGAAGCAAAGGACTACCAAGCGCATTACGTGATTATGGTATTATGCCTTCTGGACGGGGCGCAGGTGGCGCGGTTGTCCATTTAAACTTTGCACCTAATTTAACCGTAGGCGATATAGCAACGGGCAATGAGGTATCTAAAGCATTACAAGACTTTGCAAATGACCTTACATCACAACTCGATACAGGTCTAAAACGTGCGATTAATCAGACAGCATAAAGGGGCTTAAAATGATTAACATTATCGGTCAATTGATATTTGGAGCATGCGCGGTTTTATTAATCCTATTATACCCTACATCAAATCTATTTTTTGTGTTCTTAAGCCTGATATTCTTAATCGAGCTTCAAGTACATGATACCAATAGACAAAATGAAGCTAAGCAGATTCTAAAAGCATTAGGGCAACGACGGACACGACCCCGGCGGACAGCCAAAAAGGATTAATATGGCAAATCTTCAATATGAAACCTATGACATCCTGAGAATCGCCAACGGTTGGGTAAGTGCAAGCACGATTCTAGGCAGTAGTGATTATCTGATTACAAACTTTCCTATTCAATCGGATAGCAAGTTCCCTAATTGGCTTGCCTATATGGACGGCGGTATTGCAAATGGTACAATACAGCAGTCGCTATCAGGGGCAGGTGGGTTACAAGGTAAATATTCAGGAACGCTTACATTAGCCCTATTTACGCCTGATATGCAACAATACTGGTTTGATACGGTCATGGGTGGCAAGTACATTTCAAAGGTCACATTGTACGCTTTCCATCAACGCCAAAAAGAGGTAACGATTAACTGTTATTTGCGATGGTTTGAGAATATCACAGACAACGGAACACAATCGACAGACACCGATTTTACCAATGTGACTATGACTTGGAATCGTGGGGTATTTGTCGGGAATGCGTATAGCTCAGCATATAGTGAGGGATATAGTTAATGACATTACAAACAAAGACAGCTTTAGAGTCAACAGTTAGCACCAACTTAGCCGATAATACAACAAAGGCGATTACACCTGCTTTGCATCGCGCAGTTGAAAACAACATTATTGATGGGGTATGGTTGCGTGTATCTACTGCAATAGATGATACTGATAGCCCGTATACCGTGAGTGTATTAACCACGCAAATATTATATGCAGACCCGACAAGTGGCGCAATTACGGTTAACTTGCCAGCCGTTGCCAGTAGTACGGGTGCAATCTTGACAGTTAAGAATATCGGAACGACAAACGCGGTAACATTAGATGGAAACTCAAGCGAAACCATCGACGGCGCAACCACTAAAGCCCTGTCATCTCAATACGATGTTGTAACAATTCACTGCGATGGTTCTGCATGGCACATTATAGGGAATTAACCTATGGCAAAACAAGCGATTACAGCAAATGACTTAACCTTATTACGGGGCGGTCATCATTACATCAATGACATACGGTTAAATATCTTTAAGCCAGAGGTTGTATCAACGGCGACGGTTGATGCTACCCCTACCGATAACCCTGTATCTTCTTTAGTAGTGACAGGTGATATTACCGATACGGAGGTAGGGCAACGCTTTATTGTCCGTGATAGTAGCAATAACATTGTGACACACGGAACACTACGTAAGGCAACATCAGGACAAACCCTGAACATATCCCCTGTAAGCTTAGGTGATAGCGGATATGTATCCCCGATTAAACGAGCCATTACAGCAACCGATACGATTACAGTCTATAAAGATAGACCACTTTGGGGTGACTATTCACGCATTGCGAATGGCGTATTTAGGAAACAATGGGATGTTGCGTATTCAGACCAAAATGAGGACGTGCCACCGATAGCAAACACAGGGGCTTCACAATCGGCACGGGTTGAAGTTGGGGGTACTGCCGATTTTACACTGCCGAGATTAGGGACAAACGATAGTATTGTTTTCGGTTCTAAGACAATTTCTAGTTATTTGTGGGCATTGCCAACGGGTGTTACTTTAAAAGCTGGCTATGCTACCTCTGATAGCGTTATAGAGGTCACAGCGTCACAAGGTCAACACATCATTAAATTGACCGTAACCGACAGCAACGCAAAGACACATGTTAGCTATATGTATTTATTTGTATCTGATGGAACAAACTATATTGATTTAATGGAACAATTTAATGTCACAATTAATAGTGACTCACAGGACGCTAACGGGCGCACGATTACATTCACTGTCTATGGCGATGATTTAGACGATACAATCTATCCTGCTAGTTATATTCATCTACAACATGATTCAATCTATGATGGTAGCCCTGTAACCGACGGTGTAGATGTTGATACCTTTGTAGGGTATATCACAGACTATCAATACTCGCACAATGGCGACTTTGGGCAAGCGACCATTACGGCTATGTCGCCTTATTTGTATCTTCAAAAGGTATTCATGCCGCCACAGGTCATTAATGATGTTGCAAACCCATCGACATGGGCAGAAATTAACGAAACTATTGCCAATCCTCGAGGGGCTTTACAGTATATTCGCTGGCATTGTCAAAACTTATTTTCAATGCACGATATTGATGCAAATGATATTGTTACACCTCTTAAAATTTCTATAGAATTTAATGGGAAAACGATTGCAGGCGGTTTAAAAGTATCAGGTGATTTGATCATCGGTAATGTAGGGAGTGCTAGCGACGGGTCAATTGTCCTAAGACAGAATCCAAACCATGAGAATAATACATTTAGAAACGCCTTAGATGTTGGTATGACCATTACAGCCGATGATGTTAACGCGCCACTTGCCCATATGAAAACAGTAATGCCACCATATGCGGATATTAGGTTTGCTGCCTTTACATATAATGGAAACCATAATGTGAATACAGGGGTTAAGGGGTTTGCAGGTGTTAAAAAATGGTCACAGGGTGCAGGTGAAACGCGATTACCAGATTTTGCAATCGAAGAGTCAGAAGGCAAAGATGGCGTTTTGCGGAAAATAGGGCATGTTGCCGCCAATGTTCAAAGCCCTGACACCCAACCCATTACCATGAATCGCAATATCAACGTATTTGACCCTGCATACATGATATGGTATCAGTTAAGCATCGGTGATGAATTTGACCCACGTGGGCTAGGTTGGAGTAACACGCGCTTTTTAGTGCAACGTGTAACCCGAACATGGGATAATGAGGCTATGACATTATCCACACAAGCGGAACTCAAAGAAGAATCCTTTGGGCAAAAAGCCGATGAGTGGATTATAGGGAGTGGTCAATCCTATTTTAGTGGGGGTTGGGTAGCCGATTCGATTATTCCGTATGCACCTGATAACAATGATTTTAGCACTTTGCCTAACGTAGCAGTCGCACATAATACAAGTGGCGATTTAGCAATCACACGATCCTTTACAGATGCCACACCACAATGGAATAGCTTAAATGAATTTGTAACAGGAACGGTCTGCGATGTTGCCTATGATTATAATAGCGCGTTCTTTACAGGTGGATATGTCACAAGTGACCCTCTATCCTTGTATATCGTGTCAGTCAGTGGCACAACCTTATATGTGTATCGCTTGTATGATATTAAATCGGCAGTCATAGAGATAACAGAACTCGAAACCTACACAATGGCAGATTCTTCGACAACCACAACCGCACGCATTGAATGCAGTAGTGGCACGGGTACGCTAGCGGTGGTTGCATGGCACGATAGAACGGGCGTAGAATTTGGGCGGACAACGGACGGTGGTGCTACATGGTCAGCTAAGGCAAATGTGGGCGATGCTGTTACAGACACCGATAATGATAATGCTGAAATAGGGTTATATATTAGTGGTGTAAATCAGGTTATAACTGCCCCTAATTCAAGCGTAGATTATGGCACATACTTAGCGACAACGGCGGGCGGTTCATTCTCTAAACTAGCCAATAGCGAAGATAATACAGCCTTCT